CACCTCTCTATATATCCCGACCACCCACCCCTATTATATAAGATTATCTAGGAGAAGTCAAGAACTATTTTGTCGCAGGGTGCGACAACTTGTCAGTTGACTTCTCTTATAAAATCTTATATAGTGTTGATATTGATTTAATTTACTCGTTTAGATAATTAAATTAATAGTGTTCGATTTGAGAGGTTGTACTACACTTAAAATTGGGAAACTCTCGGGACAACTTCTGGTTGTGGTAGGCTCACTTATAATAAGTCTTAGACGTCCACCGCCAGAACTGATCCCAGATCCTTTGTGAGACGATTTGTACAAAGCGCGCTTAGAAGCAAAGGATCTGGGATCAGTGGCAACCTTTGGTACTGTCGCAAGATAGGTAACACCCAAAGGTGCTGATCCCTGATCCTTGTTATTAGTGGCAAGGTGCTAGCAACCGCGTTGTGAAGAGCAAGGATCTGGGATCAGATGTTGTAGCTGTGGGAATTGACCCACTATAGTACAGGTCGCGATCCAGTACTGGATGGGATTGTATAACGCGTAAGAAGATCCTCGCCTGCACAGGACAACAACTGATCCCTGATCTATTGTGTAAGTACCAGGAGTTTACTCATGGGCCATCAATGGATCTGGGATCAGTAACAGAATCCCGCGGTTTGTAGTGGGCGGTTACTGGTCAAGCTACAAGCGTCAAGCAACAAGCAAAAAATAAAGCTTGACATTAGCTCTGGGATATTGTAAGATATCTCAAACAACAGAAAGAGGAAAACATGAGTACACGAAGCAATATAGCAATAGAAGATCCCAAAACTAAAAAAGTGAAAGTAATATACGTTCACAGTGATGGGTATCCATATGGCGTTGGAAAATGTCTGGTGGATCATTACAACAATAGACAGTTGGCAGCTGAACTCTTTAAGCATGGAGATGCCAGTTACCTGGGCGATACTCTAGATGAGTGTAGTTTCTACGCTCGAGACTGGGACAGGAAAGAAGATCCAGCCAAAGAGTACAGGGATGAGTGGATGTACATGAACGCTATTAAAGGAGATGTATTTATAGAATATATTTATATCTTCAAAAATAATAGATGGCATGTAGCAACTCAAAAACATACTAAAGTCAAAGATGGTTACGATCGCGGAACTTTGTTTTATTATACCGAGTTTGAGCCTGTGAGCCTGAACAAGGAATATATAAAATACAAAGACAAACATGAAAAACACGCAGAGGTGAAGATGATCTCTCAAATCGGAGAACTCTTGAAGAGCAAAGGGTTCGACGGAGACAATATAAGTATACAAGGTGGAAGTGCCAAAAAATCAAACTAACAACCAGGATCCGGCGGCAGCAATGCCGCTGGGCCACTTTAGAATGATTCTAAAGTACCAAGCGTCAAGCGTCAAGCGACAAGCTTCAAGCAACAAGCGCTTGACAAACCAGGATTATAAGATTATATAAGATTTAGAAAGCGAGGAATTATGAATTTAAAAGAAGCTAAAGAAATAACCGGCGGCCTGTCATCTCCATCGAAGATGCCTGGATACGCCTACAACCTGCCAGCATGGAAGTGTATCACCGGAGTGAAGCTGCAAGCCGTGGAAGGATCAGTGTGCGCGGGCTGTTACGCCATGAAGGGCAGATATAGATTTAAAAATGTAAAAGATGCGCTCAACCGTAGGTTGAATTCTTTAACTCATTCCCAATGGGTGGAAGCAATGACAGTACTTGTTACTCATTACAGCAAGAAGGTGCCGTGGTTCAGGTGGCATGACTCTGGCGACCTGCAGGGTGCACAGCATTTAAAAAATATTTTTGAAGTATGTAACCGGACGCCACAGGTCCAGCACTGGATGCCCACGCGGGAAGTGAAGCTGTTGACTCTTCTGGATCCTGAAGTAGTTCCCAAAAATTTAATCATTCGTGTGTCCTCGCATATGATAGACCAGGGGCCAGTTAAGTTCTGGCCTCATACGTCAACTGTAGTTCGGGCAGGCAAAACCTGCCCAGCTCAGAACCAGGGCAACGAATGCGGCAGCTGTAGACAATGCTGGGATAAAGATATAAACAACGTTGCATATCCTAAACACTAATGACCTGGTATCATCCGAAATATTACGCAGAGCTCCGGAGGTTACGGAGGCTACAAGCAGCAAGCGACAAGCGGCTGCAACCTGAGGTTGCAAGCGACAAGCCACAAGCATCAAGCGACAAGCGCATGAGTCGTCAAGCACCAAGCGATTCGAAAAATTTTTCTAAGTCTTCAAGCATCAAGCAACAAGCGTCTTGATTTTTAAATCCTTCTTTAACAAGTGCCAAGATACAAGTACCTGGAAACAATTTGCAGGAGCCCTGACTGGGCTTCTTGGCAAGTATAAATGTATTCTTAGGATGTAGTAAATGGAATGAAATTTGGTGTGGAGAAAATCGAATTTTGTTATTGGAAGTTATCTTAAGCTCTACTGTAAAAAAGTGACCAGAAGTATTATACCCCAATAGATCAGGAGTACCAAGTAAGCTAGTATTTTCAACTCTTGTCCATGTAATTTTAGTTGTATTTCTTTTAAGCTCATGCCATAATTTAGTTTCAGGTTTCATCTAAATAATGACGATAACAGAAGGTTACACAATTAGCTTCGGTGCACCCATTGGAGCAACTTCTTCGTGAGTTGTAATCACTATTCTATGCGTCTCTCTAGCACCAAAAATTTTATTTTCAACTAAATTCACAGTCATAACATCATAATGTCTACCGTCGGGTGTTCGGACTTGAACACGTGCATCCTGGGCCACACTACTACCTCTCTTTGGACCTACGAATCTATCGAAGATCATAATTAAATCTCTACCTTTAAGCATTACATCAATCCTTTGTTTCTTAATTTATTAACTGGATTCCTTAAAGACTCTAATTCTTTTTGATGGACTAGATTATCATATTGATGATCCTCTTTAGCCCGAGCTAACTCAGCTTTTAAGCTCTCAACTTCAGATTTTAAATCCTCAATTTGTTTAGTTAAATCTAATTCTCCTACAGAATCTCTGGGTCTACAGTCCATGTATTTCCACCATTGGTTATCTTTCATGTTTGACTTTATAAGACAATATACATATATTGTCAACAATGGAGATAACAAAAGAAAAAAAGAAGCCTGGACTACCAGCAAGACTCACACCTATGCAACGTAGGTTTGCTGAAATATTAGTATTTGCTGAAGGACATAAGTTTGCCTATGAATGCGCAAAGGAAGCAGGCTATGAAGGAGACAACGCCACACTTAGGGTGAAGGCTAGTCAACTTCAAGATCCAAAACATTATCCATTAGTATTTAAACATATTGGTGAACTACGTGAAGAGAACTACAAGAAGCACAACATATCCTTCGGTGGTCACTTAACAGAACTCGCTAAAATCAGAGATGAGGCTATTAAATCTAAATCATTCTCAGCAGCAACTAACGCAGAGAAAGCACGTGGTGCTGTTGGTGGATTATATATTGAACAAAAAATTATTAGAACTGGTAAGATTGAAGACTTATCTGAAGAAGAATTAAATGAAAGAATTGCAACTATTCAAGATGATAATGCACTACTAATAGACGAGAAAGATAAAGAAAAAGAACCTAAAGATAAGAAACCAAAACCTATACTATCTTAGTCATCTTAACCACCCACGAAGTAGGTATCATAGTACGATCCCCAAATGTGATCTCATTCGTTGTTGGATCTTTATCATAAGAGGCAAATATTTTTACTGAATCTTTATCCTTTGAAAATACCCAACCTTCATTAACTGGTTTAGCTAATTTCATTTTAGTAAACTCTCTGTCGTCTGCCCAGCCACTATCACTGAACGCATCAACCCACTCAATCCTCCACTTTGAATACGGGATATCGTTCGGTTGACTCGGTACGACTTGCTTTCTTCTTCGAGGTTTTCTTCTCTTTGGTTTTCTTTTTGTCTTTGCCATAATAATAATCTGGGTTGTGTATTTGATTAAACTCATCCATCCAGGGAGATGGACCAGTCCAATTCTTGTTTCTTCCTATCATACTCTACCCTATACCTTTTTTAAAATATTTTTTCTACTTTTGCGAACCCAAAAGTTCCGCGCGGCCCCTAGTAGAAAATAAGTGGCCTATACCAA